ATGTTCGACGCACCGCTGAGATGGAAACGGCACTGGGTCTCGCCGAAGATCTCGCTGGCATTTTCCGCGACCGCAAATTCCACGACATCGAAACGTTCACGCCCTCGCCGCCGATCGTGAACGACACCAGCAACGACGGCAACTGGTTCAGCCTCTCGGTGATCGTCCCGTATCGCTACCAGTTCTACGACGACTGACTGAAACTTAACCCCTAACCCCAATCCGACAGCCCGCCAGCGCCCCTGGCGGGTTTTTCTTTTCCCGCTGCAGGGGCGGCAGCTTCAGGCGCGTCGCGAGGCGCCCATTCTCAAAGGAGATGCGCCATGGCTGGCGACATCGAAACCACCTCTGGTACGAAATTCTTTATCAGCACCACTGCCGCAGCATCGACGGTGGACACACTTGCCGAATACGAGGCTTTGACATGGCAAGAGATCCTCGAGGTCGAGGATCTTGGCAACGTCGGCGACGTATCATCCGAAGTCACCGGCGCTGCGATCAGTGACAGTCGTATTCGCAAGGCCAAGGGTGCGCGCAATGCCGGTACGATGAATGTGATCTGTTTCGATACGGTGCCGCTTGATGCCGGGCAAACAGCAGTCATCGCGGCCGAGGCGTCGAATAGCAATTACGCCTTCAAGATCGAATTGCCGGAGCCGGCCGTGGGCACCGCTGCGACCATTTATTTCCGTGGGCTGGTGATGTCGAACGAGCTGCGGCTCGGCACCAACGACAATATCAGGCGGCGGGCTTTCAACATCGGGGTCAACAGTGCCCTGACGGAAGAGCCTGCCACCACCGCCTGATCCTTGATCGAGGCAGACGTGCAGGGCGGCAGCGATGCCGCCCTTTTTCTTTTGGCGCAACAGACAATGGTTGTTTCATGAAACTGAGCGAGCGCAAGATCAATGTGCAGGCGCGCGAGGACGGCGCCTGGGTCAAGGACATCCCCGAATTTCTCGACGTCGAGCTCAAGGTCCGCGGTGTCGGCAACCGCGACTGGGCGCGCATGGAGCAGAAACTTATCGCCGCCGTTCCGCGCCAGCGCAGGGTGAACGGCCTCGAGCCGGAGGACCGGCTGCGCATCAACGGCATTCTTCTCCGCGACTGCTCGCTCCTCGATTGGCGCGGCATCGAGAACGGCAACGACGAACCCGAGCCGTACAGCAAGGAAGCCGCAAACAAATACCTGACCGACCCGCAATACGAGGCGTTTGTGTGGGCCTGCATGTGGGCGGCCAATACGGTGGCCGAGCAGCGTCAGGAAGAGATCGAGCAAGACGCAAAAAACTGATTGACGCCCTGCGGTGGCAGCACCAGTGGGGCGGCCAGATCAAGCATTGGGAATTCATGATCGAGCGAGGCCGCGAGGCTCCGGCGGAATTCTATGACCGTCCGGAGGTCGAGCTGCATCTGGTCTGGTTGTGGAATGCGTTCTGGGAGCTGGGCACCGAACGCCAGATCGGTATGTCGGTCGGGCCTATCCCCGGATCGAAGATCCGCGACTACCTGAGCGATGAACTCGATCTGCATGGCGCTGACTACGATCGCGCCAAGACGATCATCCGCAAGGCCGACGATGCCTATGTCGGAATGCTGAACCGTCGCAAGGAAGACGAGACGAAACTGGCGGACCAGGCCAAGGCCACCGACAGCGAAGGCGTCAAGCGTGTGTTGCGCGGACTGGGTAAGGCGAAGCCGGGGATAAGACAATGAACGCCACCGTCTTTCGCACCATCACGATCCGGGGCACCAGCGAGGGGCTAGACAAGCTTCAGCGTGATCTCGTCAACCTGGCGAAAGGACATAAGGACGTTGCGATTGCTGCGGAGGAAACAGACAAGAGCACGAGGAGGCTTGAACAATCCTGGAAGCAACAGACGCTAAGACTGGATGAGGCTGCGCGTGCAGCAAACAACATTGCGCGCGAGACTAAGATCGTCAACCAGATGCTGCATGAGCAGCGCATCAGCGCTGAACAGGCCGGCGAGCGCATCAACCTGATCAATCAGTATTATACGAAGGCATCAACGGCGACGAAAGGCTTTGCTAGCGCAAACGATAACGTCAGGAAGTCTGCTGGCCTGACTACGTATGAAATGCTGAACCTCAATCGTCAGATAGCGGACATCGGTGTTTCTCTTCAGGCGGGACAGTCGCCGTTTACGGTCCTCGTTCAACAGGGCACGCAAGTCCTGGACATTTACCAGAACATGAGGGGCACGGTTGCCGGCGCCTTCTCTCAGGTGGTTGGCTGGGCCGGGCGGTTCGTCACGTCGGCGGCTGGTGTTGCGTCCGGCCTACTCGCGATTGGCGCTGGCGCACTGTACATGGGATCGAGCTTTGCATCGGCGCAGAAGGAAATAGACAGGGCACTGTCCGGCATCGGAGGTGGGTCCGGCCTCAACAGGGGCGACGTCAATCGGATTGCCGATCAGGCATCGTCGCCAATGGGGCTTTCCGTTTCGGAGGCGCGCGAGGCGGCAACGGCCTTCGCTGCAACGGGTAAAATTTACGAACAGAACGTCCGCAGCGCGACACTCATCACCAAGCAGTTCGCACAGGCGATGGGCGTGGATGCATCGGAGGCTACAAAGCAACTTGCCAAAGACCTGTCCGGCGATCTGGTTGGTGCAGCGCTAAAATGGAATGCCACACTCGGCTTTGCTGACAGCAAGACGATAGATTATATCCAGTCTCTTTCCTCGATGGGGCAGCGGCAGCAGGCGATCAACGCGCTTATCACTGAGGCCGCGCCATCGATAGGTAGGATGGCGGAACAGACTTCCATATGGTCGAAGGCGTGGACCGCCGTCGGTAACGGCGCGTCGTTCGCCGCAGAGGCCGTTGGCAGGGCCGTTGCGCGTGGTACAGAGCGGCTGACCGGAGCCAATCTTGGCGGGTTTGATGACCAAGAGCGGCTAGCCAACCTTAAACAAAACCGCGCATCGCGTGCGGGTGGTCAGTTTGCTCTCGGCCTTGATGCCCCTGCTATCAGGGCTCTTGATCGCGAGATTGAGCAGCTTGAAAAGCGTATAGCTGACCTTGCAAAAACAAGTGAGAACGTGCGCTTTGCTCAGAAGTCAATTGAGGCACGGGACTTCGCGCGATCAGTCAACGAAGGGACGGCTCAGGTCGAGCGGCTGAACCAAGGGCTCGCAACGCTTGAACAAGTGCAGGCCGAACGTATCAATCGCGGCGGGGCCGTTGATCCTGGTTTGGAACAGGCGGCGCAACTGGCCCGCGTTCAACTCGCCATTGCGCTTGAGACAGAGCAGGTCGAGCAGCGCAAGGCTCAAGTCCTCTCGCAGAACGCGCTGAAGTATCAGGATACGAGCACCATCATCGCCAACCAGCGCGAATTGCTTGGTGCGCAGCTTGTTGCTGCACAAGCCATCACGGGTCAGCAGGAGATCGCGGCGCAGCACGAATTGACGCTTGTGACGCTGAAGCAGCAGGGACTCAGCCTCTCCGATAGGACTGCGATTGCTGATGCACAACGTGCGATCAGCCTCGCGCAAGTCAACGCACAAGCCGACCGCATGCTGAAGAGCTTGCAGCAAGAGGGTGAGTTGATACGTGCAAGCGACGATGCTGAAAGAGATCGTATCAAGTCGCGGCAGACTTACCAAAATCTGATTGACCAGGGCGTTGATAGTACAAAGGCCCAGAGGGTCGCCAGCCAGCAACTGCAAAACGCAGAAGAAGAGAGGTTCCGAAAGGAGGAGGCTGCGGCTGAAAAAGCCATTGCAAACATTAAGACGCAGACGGATGCGTGGAACGCATATAAGGCGGGCATCATCAGCTGGTCTGTTGCGTATGATGAAGCCGCCAAGGCGGCCAATAGGGTTACGGAAGAAATCACCGGGATAACGCAGGCCATTAAAGACCAGAACGCCGCGCTGTTGGCGAACTCGGCGTTTATCCCGTTCGCCACGACGTGGGCCGGCATGTCTCAAACGGGCCTCGGGACGGGCGGTCAATCGCAGTTCAAGGAGGGCGGATACCAGCTAAACTCGCCGCAAAGCTTGGTCGCGTTGGGTTCGGCCGAGGCCCTTTATGGCAAGGGCGGCTTTGACAGTACTACCACTCCCTTTGAGGCACGTAGTGGATTCGTGAGCGTTGCCCCCAACTCGCAGGGGATTGAAAAACAGATCAACGATCAACTGACTTACCGGGGTGGCACAATCATCGACCAGATCGAGAAGCTGCTTCAACCATCTCCTGGCGGACTAAGCTCGGTCACAACGCAGATGCTCTCGCGCCTTACTGCTCTGATCCCGGACGAGCAGAAGGTCGGTGTTATCCAGCGTGAAGTCGGCCTGTTGAACCAGCAACCTGAAACGATTGCTCGCGATGAACTGATCATGTCTCTCAACCAGCAACTAGAACAACTGACCAGGGCGACGGACGAAAACACGTCGGCCACCTCGGCAATGACGGACGTGCTGTCGCCGTTCTATACGTCCGACCCGCGCCGCACGCATCTTGGGTTCCGCGCCTTTGCCGGCGGCGGGATCATGACGGCCGATGGCATGTTGCCGCTCAGACAATACGATGGCGGTGGGGTTGCGACATCACCACAGGTGTCGGTATTCGGCGAAGGCAGCACGCCGGAGGCTTATGTGCCGGTGCCGTCCGGCCGCATTCCGGTCGAGATAAAGAGGACGGCCAACACCAACGCGCGGCCCGTCGTTGTGAATATCAACATTGCTGGCAACGCCGATCCTGGCACCGTCAATGCGCTCAAGAAGACCGCATTCCAGCAAGCGCAATCGATGCGTC